GTCCAGATACTTTATCTAGAGATACAATTATCTCCTCATCAAATTCAGACAGTGCAGTAAACTTTTCTGCAGGAACAAAAAATGTTTTTTGTACTTATCCTGCATCCAAAGCTCCGTCTGCAAGTATGACAGCTTCAACTTATGCTTTCAATCATTCAGCGACTTTGTCTGATGATCAAACAATTAGTAATGCAGTATTAGCAGGACCAGTTACAGTAACTGGAACTCAAACAATAACAGGAACGGTTGTAGTAGTATAATGTCAAAAATAGAAGTAGATGCAATAGATAAACAAAGTGGTTCAACCTTAACTTTAGGTGGATCAGGCACAGCAGTTACACTTGCGTGCGGCGCTACTCAAACAGGTTTTGGAAGAACAGGGACAGTAGATTGGGATACAACTCCAAAAACTGCAACTTTTACTGCAGTATCTGGAGACGGGTTTTTTGCAAATACAACAGGTAGTGCATTTACAATGAATTTACCTGCTGGAACAGCGGGATCAATAGTTTCTGTTGCAGATTATGCAGGAACTTGGGATACAAACGCTTTAACTGTTACACCAAATGGAACAGATAAAATAGGTGGCACTAATGCAAGTGTAGTTTTAAGCACTGAAGGACAATCAGTAACTTTTATATTTATAGATTCAACACAAGGTTGGGTTAATGTTCAAGATTCAACTTCTAATGTAAGAGCAGCATCATTTGTAGCAGCAACTGGTGGTAATACTACAGCAACTTGTGGTGACTTTAAAATTCATACATTTACAGGCCCAGGTACATTTTGTGTATCATCAGCTGGTAATTCACAAGGATCAAATACAGTTTCATATGTAGTAGTAGCTGGTGGTGGTGGTGGTGGTGATGGCCGAGGTGGCGGCGGTGGTGGCGGTGGCTATAGAGAAGGGTTAGGTTTAAGAGATTCATATACAGGATCTCCATTAAGAGCAGCTACAGGTGTTCCAGTTACAGTAACAGGTTTTCCAATCACAGTCGGTGGTGGAGGTGCTGGAGCAACCACTGGTGATGATGATGGTAATACAGGAAGTAATTCAATTTTTTCAACAATAACATCTGCTGGTGGTGGTAAAGGTGGTGCAGTTAATCCAAGTACTTCTATAAAAGTAGGAGGACCAGGAGGTTCTGGTGGAGGAGCAGGTGGAACTTTTTCAAGCCCTACGGCTCAACCAGGAGGAACAGGAAACACACCTCCAGTAAGTCCACCACAAGGAAATAATGGTGGTGATGGAGTAAATAATGGACCACCAACTGTTCCATCAGTAGAATCACACGGGGCAACAGGTGGAGGAGCTGGAGGAGCAGGATCACCTGCAACAGGAACACCTGCACCAGGCGCTGGTGGAGTTGGAGTTTCAACTAGTATTACAGGAAGTGCAGTATCCTACGCTGGAGGCGGAGGTGGAGCATCTGATGGTGGACGTACATTAGGAAGTCCTTGTGGAACAGGTGGAGATGGACAAACCCCACCCGCTCCTTCTACAACAAAAACTGGAACAGCAAATAGAGGTGGTGGTGGTGGAGGCGTAAGAGTTGGTCTAAGTGGTGGATCAGGTGGTTCTGGTATAGTAATAATAAGGTATAAGTTTCAATAATTATGACAAGTAAAATAAAAGTAGATAACATAACAGACCAAGATGATAATAATATTATCAATGAAAGTGGTGATGTAATTACAGTCGGTGCATCTGGTGATACGGTTGCAGTTGCAGGAAATATTGTAAAATCAAATGCATTACAGGCATCTGATGCTGGGAATATAATAAGTCAAAGTGGTACAACAATTACAATAGGTGCTTCAGGAGATACGGTATCATTAGCTAGCGGAGCATCACAATCAGGATTTGGAAGATCAGGAACTGTTGACTGGCAAACGTCAATTAAAACATCAAACTTTGATGCAGTAAGTGGACAAGGTTTTTTTGTAAATTCAGGAAGTGGAGCAATAACTGTTACACTGCCAACATCACCTAGTGCAGGAGATATAGTTTCAATTGCAGACTATGGTTTTAATGCAGCTACAAATAAAATTACAATCGATAGAAATTCACAACCTATAAATGGTTTTTCAGTAGATGGAGAAATAACTACAAACGGAGGAGCATCTACTTTAGTATATTCAGATTCAACAAAAGGTTGGGTTGCAGTAAATGACACTACTACAGGAGTTGTATCTCAAGAATATGTTGCAGCAACTGGTGGAACAGTAACAACAGTTTGTACAAATTTTAAAGTTCATACATTTACAGGTCCAGGAACTTTTTGTGTTTCCAATGCAGGAAATGCAGCTGGTTCAAATACAGTAGATTATTTAGTTATCGCCGGAGGTGGTGGCGGTGGAGGTAGTGAAGCAGGAAATGGAGCCGGTGGTGGCGGAGGCGGTGGTGGTGCTGGTGGTTATCGTTATTCTGCATCAACTTATACAGGACCCACAACAACAGGTATAATGTGTGCAGGATCAGCTTTGCCTGTTACAGCGACAGCTTTTCCAATAACAGTTGGTGGAGGGGCAAGTCCAGGAAATTCTCACCCAAATTGTGCTTCAACAGGAAGTAGAGGAAGTAATTCAGTATTTTCAACAATAACATCAACCGGTGGTGGCGGTGGTGGAGGATGTGGAACAGGTAATACACCAGGTAATATGCCCGGTGGTAGTGGCGGTGGTAGAGATGGTGATCACAACACGTCATCTGGAACAGGTAATACACCTCCAGTATCACCCCCTCAAGGATTTAAAGGAAGACCACTAGCACCTGATAGAACAGGAGCAGGTGGAGGTGGAGCTGGTGGAGCACCCACTGCTTGTAGTGCAGGTTCAGCTGGAAGTGCAGGAGATACAAATGCAATAACAGGATCAGGAGTTGCTAGAGGCGGCGGTGGCGGTGGTGGTGCCGGAGGTGGACCAAGATCGGGTGGATCAGGAGGTTCTGGTGGTGGAGGAACTGGTGGAACAGCTAACAGTGCAGGATCACAATCACCTTCAAACCCTCCAGGTAGATCATCTGCATCAGCTAATACAGGTGGTGGCGGTGGTGGCGCTGGAGCAGGATTTGACGGGGATAGTAATGGAAGTGGTGGAAGCGGTGTGGTAATAATTAGATACAAGTTTCAAGGTTAATTATGAGTGAAGTAAAAGTAAATAAAATAACACCAAGAACAGATTGTGGAACTACACAGTTAGGAGATAGTGGAGACACAGTTACAGTTACTGGTGATTTAAGATCAAACAGTTTAAAAGCAGCTGACGGCGGAGTAATTATTAGTCAGTCAGGAACTACAATTACAATTGGTGCATCTGGAGATACAGTTTCTCTTGCTAGTGGAGCATCACAATCAGGTTTTGGTAGATCAGGAACAGTTAACTGGGACACTACAATTAAAACATCAAATTTTACAGCCACATCAGGAAGTGGTTTTTTTGTAGATACATCATCAGGAGCTGTAACTGTTACGCTTCCCGCATCACCCAGCGCTGGAGATATTGTATCGGTAGCAGATTATGCTGGAACATCAGCAACTAATAAAATCACTATTGCTAGAAATAGCTCTAACATAGAAGGAGTAGCATCTAATTCAGCTATAGAAAGTAACAGAACTGCTGTTACTTTAATATTTGCAGACTCAACTCAAGGATGGGTTCCAGTTAATGATCAAACAGGTTCAAAACTTGATCCAGCTTTTGTTACAGCAACAGGAGGAACAGTAAAAACTTGTGGTAATTTTAAAACACATATTTTTACAGGCCCTGGAACATTTTGTGTTTCTTGTGCAGGAAATCCTGTTGGTACAAACACAGTAGATTATTTTGTGGTTGCTGGAGGAGGTGGAACAAACTCAGGTGGTGGTGGAGCAGGAGGATTTAGAGTATCTAATTCAGTTGGATGTGTTCCAGCACCAACAATGTCTCCTTTATCGAACCCATCAGGTTTACCTGTTTCAGTTCAAGGTTATCCAATAACTGTTGGTGCAGGTGGAACAGCAGGATCGGGTCCTACTAATCAAGGGTCACAATCTATATTTTCAACAATAACATCTACAGGAGGTGGTCACGGAGAATCAAACGATCAAAGCACTTCTGGAGGTCCAGGAGGATCTGGAGGTGGAGGAGGAAGATCTTCTACTACTAATCCTGGAGGAGGATCCGGAAACACTCCACCAGTAAGTCCTCCTCAAGGTAATAATGGAGCATCTACAGGTGCTTCTGTACCTTATAAAGGAGGTTCTGGAGGTGGAGCTGGAAGTGGAGCAACTCCAAGTAATGGTGCTACAGACTCTACAGCAGGAGCAGGAAGTTTTATAGCAGATGCTTTTATAGGAGGATGTGCTCCAAGTTTTGGAACACCAGGTCCTGTATCGTCAACAAGATATTTTTCTGGAGGTGGTGGAGCTGGAGGTGGTAATGGTGGATCAGGACAAGCAGGTGGAGTTGGTGGTGGTGGAACTGGTTCAGATACAGATCAAGGACCTCCAGGTTTAGGAGGCACAAATACAGGTGGTGGTGCTGGAGGATCAGATGGTAGTGGTTCAAAAGCAGGTGGTTCTGGTATAGTAATGATAAGGTATAAATTTCAATAGTTGAATGGTAGTTAAATTTAATATATAAGGAGAAACATTATGGCACATTTTGCAAAACTAGGAGCTAACGGAAAAGTTCTTCAAGTATTAACACTTGATAACAAAGATATGTTAAATGCTGATGGTGTTGAAGATGAATCAGTAGGTCAACAATATTTAGAAATACACAATAATTGGCCTGCACAAATGTGGATTCAAACTTCATATAACACTATGCGTAATACACATAACTCTGGTGATAACTCAAAAGCATTTAGAGGAAACTACGCAGGTATAGGTTATGAATGGAACGAAGATGATCAAATCTTTTGGCCTAAAAAACCACATGCATCTTGGACTAAAAATACTTCAACTGCATCTTGGGATGCACCTATAAATTATCCATCAGTAATTAATGATGGTGCAGATCCTTCAATATGGTATTGGGCAATATCATGGAATGAAACTGCTTACCAAGCCGACAATACAAAAGGTTGGGAAGGTGTAAAATCAAATGATTCTGCAGATCCAAAAACTGTTTATGATTGGAACGGAACTGATTGGGTTGCTCAATAGTTGACTTTTCTTTAGATTAGTATTAAATGGGTGGTGGTATGCAAAAGAAAGTATTAAGTGAACAGGCATTATATTTTGGAGATGTGGCAATGCCTAAAGACTGGGACATTGACCGAGATAAATTATCAGGCGATATTTTACAATCAGTAATTCAAAACAAAGATTTTTCGTTTTCACGAACATTCGATATGTTGAGCACATATATTTCTGATCATATTAGAGTTGAATATGAAGTTAATTTAATTAACAAAGAAACGTGGGGCGATATTTATAAGCCTCAAGAGACAACGATTCCATTATTAAATGTAGATCCAGTAGATCTACGTAACTCACCAGATTACACATTACTATATGGTGTAAAAGTCGAAGATTGTAATGTTCGAATACATTATGAAGACAACAGACGTAAAGGTAGAAGTTGGGACATGCCATTAACTAATAACAAATTTATTATGTTTCCATCAACTAATATGTATTACATAACTAATAATCAAAAGGATAGTTTAAATTTTGTGCAAACTATAACATATGAATATATCTAATTATTATTGGTATTTTAAATCTGCGCTAACATCTAAATTTTGTGATGATGTTATTAAATATGCTAATAATAAAAAAGAAGTTATGGCTAGAACAGG